GGGAATGTCTGTCAGGTCCGCACACACACGGATTAGCCCAATTTGGTGCCCTGTAAGCGAATTCGGTGTCTGAATTGAGTTGGTATGTAAGGGAATTCGGAGGATTAGGTCAGATGGTCCACGACGATGATGAGCCGCTGAAGGATTACACGATCCACGACGACGGTCGTGACTGGGCGTTCTATGTCGTGGCTTTTGCTTTGGGTGGTATTGCGTTGCTTTCCGCGGTGTTCGCGGTTGGCGCGGCTCGTTTCTGATGGAGTTTGGTGGCCGTCCGATTCGGGACGATTTCGTTTGGGGCGCGCATGTTGATGGTGCGCCTCGGTGGTTGAAGCCGTTCTTGAAGGTCCCGCGGGATGCGTCGCCGCCGTTGGCGATGTCGCCGGTGCATCCTGACGCGGTCGGGTCGTATGGGCCGAAGGCGTGTGAGTGGATCGCCGGCGAGCTCGGGATTGACTTGCGGTGGTGGCAGCGGCTAGCAGTGGTCAGGCAGCTGGAGCACCGTAAGGACGGGTCGCTGTGTTGGCCGGATGTGGTGGAGTCGGCGTCGAGGCGTGTGGGGAAGTCGGTTCGTCTCCGCAGTATGGCTTTGTGGCGGTTGGCTGAGGGGCCGGCGTTGTTTCCGGAGCCTCAGCTGGCGATTCATACCGGTAAGGATTTGGCGATTGTTCGTGAGATCCAGCGGGGGGCGTGGCATTGGGCTGAGTCTCAGTTGCCGTCGTGGCGGGTGGTTCGGGCGATCGGTCGTGAGTCGATCGAGGACGCGACGGGTGAACACCGTTGGTTGGCTCGTTCCACTGATTCTGTGTACGGGTATGACGTGACTCTGGGGATGGTGGATGAGGCGTGGGCGGTGGATCCGTCTACGGTTGCGGAGGGGTTGGAGCCGGCGGCGATGGAGCGGTTGTCGCCGCAGATTGTTGTGACGTCGACGGCTCACCGGAAGGCGACGTCGTTGATGCGGGGTCGGATCACTGATTCGATGGCTGCGACCTCGAGCTTGTTGATGTTGTGGTCGGTGCCGGATGGTATGGATGCGTCGGAGCTGGGGACGTGGCGGGCTGCGTCGGCGTTTTGGTCACCAGCTCGTGAACGGTTGATCAGCTCGAAGTGGGAGCGCGCGGTTCGGGGTGAGCAGGACCCGGAGCTGGATGATCCTGACCCGTTGGCGGGGTTTGAGTCGCAGTATTTGAACCGTTGGCAGTTGAAACTGGGTGCGGGTGGTGCCCTGCCTGGGTGGTCGGATCTGGTGACCGAACGTGTCCCGCCGGCCGCGGAAGCGCTCGGGGTTGCGGCGGACGTGTCTGGTGCGTGGTTTTCGCTGGGGGCGTTCGGTTCAGATTTTGTGGCGCCTGTGTTGCGGTGGCGGGCAGCGGATGGTGTGGGTCAGTTTGTGCGGCAGGTCGCCGACGTTGCGTTGCGGCGGTCGTTGCCGGTCGCGGTTGGGTCGAAGGGTGCGGCTGCGTTCATGATCCGGGACCTTGAGGATGCGGGCGTGTACGTGATTCCGACGTCGTTTGATGATTTTGTGCAGGCGTCAGCGGATTTCGCGGACGCGGTTGAGACGGGGATGATCACGCACGGGGCGATGCCTGAACTAGATAGTGCGGTGTTGGCGTCGCGGTGGCGGAAGGTTGGGGACCGTCGAGCGTTGGATACGCGTGGCGCGGATGTGTCCATGTTGGAGGCTGTGGCGTTGGCGCGGCTGTTGGCGGTGGGTTCTATGGCTGGCCCGCCCACAATCTATTAAGAGTTGGGAGGTGTCGTAGTGGGTTTCTGGGACCGTTTGACCGGCGCTGACGCGACCCCCAACGGTAACGTGGGCACACCCCCTTCTGTTGGCCCCGGATACCGTCCCGGCGACCCCGACGGTGTCGAGTTCGAGGATGCGGAATCCACCGGGAACCGGATGGCGTCCATTCTCACGTCACCGTGGGATGGGTGGCCCGCCGAATGGTCCACCCCGGCGTGGACGCAGAACGGGCGGGTAGGTGAGCTCGTCGACGCCGCGTGGGGTGCGATCGACTTGAACGCTTCCGTCATGTCAGCGATGCCCGTGTACATGACCCGCAACGGGGATGTTCTTGAGCCGGCGACGTGGATGACGAACCCGGACCCCATGATTTACACGTCATGGGCGGAGTTCGCGAAACAGCTGTTCTGGGACTACCAGCTGGGTGAAGCGTTCGTGCTACCCATGTCGACTGGTGCCGATGGGTGGCCGCTGAATTTTCGGGTGATCCCGCCGTGGCTGGTGAACGTGGAGATGGGCCCTGCCGGCCGGGTGTACAACATCGGGTCACTGGATGTGACCGACGAAATCCTGCACATCCGGTACACGTCGACCACCGACAGTCCGCGGGGGGTAGGGCCCCTCGAGTCGGGGAAGTACCGGCTGATCGCCGCCGGTGTTCTAGCGAGGTATGCGGCGGAGGTCGCTCAGGGCGGCGGGATCCCGTATTACTGGTTGGAGACTGAGAAACGTCTCACCCCGGAAGAGGCTGCCCTGTTGAAGAGGCAGTGGTGGGAGGCTCGGACGTTGAACCCTGGTCAGCCGCCGATCATGACGAACGGGGTTAAGGCGAACCGGATGCAGTTCACCCCCGCCGAAATCGGCTTAACCGAGCTCGCTCAGTTCAATGAGTCCCGGATCGTCACCATGCTTGGTGTGCCGCCGTTCCTGATGGGTTTGCCGTCCGGTGGGGACTCGATGACCTACTCGAACGTGTCCAGCCTGTTCGACTTCCATGACCGTGCATCACTGCGTCCGAAGGCGAACGCTGTCATGTCTGCTCTGTCTGGGTGGGCGTTGCCGCGGGGGAAGTCGGTTGAGCTGAACCGGGACGAGTACTCGAGGCCGGCGCTGAAGGAACGGGCTGAGTCGTACAAGATCCTGTCCGACGTCGGCGCGATCTCCGTTGACGAAATCCGAACCATGGAACGGCTGCAAGGTGACGCGCCCACGCCTCCGCCGCCCCCGGCGCCGCTGGCTGCGCCGGCGCAACCGCAGGAGGACACGATGGCAGCCGCAGCGCTAACAGGTGGACAGACATGACCGAACTAGAACCATCTCCCGCTAACACGGAAGCACCCACCGTCGCGGTCGAGTACCGGTCGTCGAACGTTGCCGGTGTGAATTTCGCCCAACGCATCATTGAGGTGATCGCTGTCCCCTGGGACCAGGAAGCGGCAGTCGAGTATCGGGGTGAAATGTGGCTGGAACGGTTCCTCAGGGGCGCATTCGACGGTATCGAGAAACGCGCTGGCCGGGTCCGCGTCAACCGCGACCACGACGGTCGCCGCACCGTCGGGAAGGTCGCCTCTTTCTATCCGTCCCGTGACGAAGGGCTTGTCGCGTCGGTACGTATCGCTCAAACCCCCCTCGGTGATGAGACTCTCGCGTTGGCGGATGAGGATTGTTTGGGTGCGTCGGTGGGGTTCGCGGTCCGCGGGTCTGACCAGGACCTGAACCGGCAAACCAAAGCCCGGATCATCAAACGGGCGTTCATGGATCACCTGTCATTCGTTCCCGACCCCGCGTACACGGGTGCGGGTGTCCTGTCTGTCCGCACCGCTGAACAGCAGGTGTCGGATTTAAAGCCGTTGGTGACTCCGGAGCTTGACGAGGCCCGCGCGTGGTTCACCGAGTTCCAAGCATCACTCAAGCGTTAGATCAAACGTTTCAACCCAGCGTTACCGGCCCCCCAGATGTGGTCGCCTCGACGAATGAGGCGGGTCGTAGTGGACGCTCACTGGCCAAGAGGGCCTCAACCAGAGATGACCTAAACCCTCTTCATAGGAGTAACCCCAATGTCCGACCTCACCACCCAGAACGACGCCATGATCGGTCGTATCGAACGCGAAATCGAGGAGCGCACCGCGTTCGTCGAAGGCATCATCGGTAACGCCCAGGACCAGGACCGCGACCTCACCGACAACGACAAGGAGATGCTGAAGAGCGCCCGCGGGCGTCTCGACAGCCTCAAGGAGCAGGCTGACACCCTGTACGACTCCCGCACCCGTGTCACCGAGGCCCGCAGCCGCGCCGTCCAGGTCGGCACCGAACTTGCCCGCCTCCGTCAGCAGGCCGACAACGGTCCGATCGAGTACCGGTCCGCCGGCGCCTACCTGTCCGACTACATCGCCGCCTCCACCGGTTCCCGTGACGCACATGAGCGCCTTGAGGTGTTCACCCGTGCCGCCGCTCACCAGAAGACGCCCGACAACCTCGGTGTCGTCCCTGACCCGATCGTTGGCGGAGTCATCAACTTCATCGACGCATCCCGTCCGCTCGTCAACTTCCTCGGCCCGCAGAACCTGCCGTCAGCTACCTGGTACCGGCCGAAGGTCACCCAGCGGACCCTCGTGGCCGCTCAGGGTTCCGCTGGTGCAGCTGCCGATGAGAAGGCTGAGCTGACGTCGCAGAAGATGACGATCACCCGGCTCACCGGCAACGCCGTCACCTACGGCGGTTACGTGAACGTGTCCCGCCAGGACATCGACTTCTCGCAGCCGTCCATGCTCGACGTCGTCATCAACGACCTCGCCTCCCAGTACGCCATCCAGACCGAAGCCGCTCTCGGTGTCCTGGTCAACGCGCAGGCCAACAACGTGGAACTCGCACCGGTTGCCGCTGGTGGTAGCCCGTCTGCGACTGAGCTGGTCGCTGGTTTGTGGACGGCTATGGCGAACGTGTACGCCGCCACGAAGGGTGTCGGTCGTGTCGCCCTGGTTGTGCCGCCGGCCCGTCTGGGTGCGTGGGGTGGGGCGTTCGCTCCGGTGAACCCGCAGAACTCCCAGTCTCAGGGGTTCGAGGCCGGGAACTTCGGTTCCGGTGTCGTCGGCTCCATCTCCGGTATCCCGGTGATCTGCTCACCCTCCTACCCGGTGACCACCAACCACTACGGTGCCGTCATCTCGTCGGCAGCGGTTGAAGTGTATGAGCAGCGCATCGGCGCCCTCCAGGTTACCGAGCCCAGCGTGCTGGGTGTGCAGGTCGCCTACGCCGGCTACTTCACCCCGATGCTTATCGAGACCGCTGGCGTTCAGCGCATCGTCAACCTCACCTGATTCCGAACACGAAAGAGGAGAGTAAGACAA